CACTTCCTCCACCTGCTGCCTTAACCGCATCAGCTGTGAATACGAACTCATTCTTAGATAATCTTGCTGGCACATCATCTTTTTTCTCATACTCTCCTAATGGCACAAAGCCACCACCTCTAAGATCCATCTCATTGCCACCTAAATCTAGCATCTCATCATTTGGATTCATCATACCTCCTCCAGCAGCCATAGTTCTTTGAATACCTTGTTTTTTACTCATTTCATCTATCGCATTTTCTAAATCAAGAAATTCATCAGGAGTTAAATCTTTTAAAGGTTTTTTATAGTATTTACGTGCTAACTCTTCTAGCATGTCGTTTCTGTCAGCCATCGGATCTGGAGCTGATGCCATCTTTATAGGGGCTTTATCAATATCCCCACCATCTTCAGCAAATCTTCTAGGCCCACCGTAGAATGTTAATAGGTTTTGAAATTCTGGATCTGATCTAGCTACTTCTGGTAATGTTTCATCTTCTTCTTCCTCTTTCATAGCAAAAGGAGATAGTGTTGCAGCTGTACCACCAATTAATAATGCTTTTTTAAGCGCACTTAAATCTTTAAATTTAGTAAATAATTCTCCACCAAACGCTGTTTTACTTCCTAAAAATCCTAAACCACCTATTAATGCTGCTTTACCTAATGGTGACTTTGCAACTTTCTTAACAGTTTTACCTATTTTTTTAACAAGTTTACCTAGACCATAGTTTTGTCTTACTTCACCACCGTCTTTCATCTGAGGTCCAATAATTTGATTATATTTTCCCTGTAACTCTGGACTAATTCCTGTGGGACTAGCACCTCTTACATTTCTAGAAACATCTCCAGGTATATCAGAAAAAGGTTGATCACCTTTTAAACTTTGAGTTAAATTGTAAGCAGTAGAATATGCAGCAGTATCAAGAGGTCCTAAACCCAAAGTTTGTCTAGCATCATAACCACCTAATACATTATATTCTTCATTTGTTATTAAACCCAGTCTAACCGCTTCTGCTAGTTTTGCGTTGTTATCAAAATGAGTTTGTAAATTTTTAAAAGTTGGCGCACGAAGAGGTCCTGTTCCTCCACCCATAGTTCTTGTTGGTGGCCCGTCATCACCTCTATTACCGTCGTCTTCAAAAGAGTAAGATCCATAGCTATCTGCTCCGTATTGAGATTCAGCGTCTGTTCTACCACCTTTTGCAAATTTAGCACCGTAGAATCTTAATATGTCATCGAACTCACCTTTTTCACCTTTTGGTTCTGTCTTTTCTGTTATGGGTGCACGTAATTTTTTTATTATAGCCTCATTATCTCCACCTTCAGTTTTAGGAGTTTTTGGTCCAAATCTGTCTGCAAATTTTGACGTAGAAATACCTGCTACTTGAGATCTTATATCTCCTGTTAAGTCTACACCCAAATCCTCTAAACCTTGAAATGTTCGAGCAGCGTTTTCTAAACTTATATCACCGCCTACTAGACCCTCTGAATACAAACCACCTTTAGTATAATCATCGGCTAATGTTGCAAGAAGTTCTGGTGGTACATCTCTAAAACCAAAAACAGATTTAATTGCTCCTGGAGTTGTTAATACACCTGCACCTATACGATTCATTCTTGAGTCAGTTTGAAAAGTTTTAAATCTGTTTTTTGCTTTTTGAAAAAGACTAGGTTCATTATCTCCACCTGTTAAACTACTCGGTGGCTGATTAATTTTCATAGCAGCTTCCATTCTAGCTACATCGTCTTCATAATCTTCACCAAGACTAGAATAGTTGGGTGACGGAGCCACACCGCTCATTTGAACATCTCTATCTCTACCGCCGTTTCTAAAAGATGCCCTAGGTGCTCCACCTTCAGCTAGTAATTGTCTGGCTATATTTGATCTAATTATTGACATTTTTTCACACTACT